CTAAAATCTCTAACGTCTCTTGAGTAAAGTCCACGCCTATGAGTTGCCCAGGCAACAGAAAAGCCGCTTCTGTTAGATTGCCCTGTCTGTCTATTGTTAGAGTTTCTACATTTTGCACTAAGTCAGTAGGAGACTGATTATAAACCAAGTTAGCCCAACGCTCGAGTTCTAATTCTGTAGTTGTGTTTAGGGTTACATCTTTTGCATAAGTGCCGTATAGGTCTATAGAGTCCTGATCCTCCTGCAAGACAAATACCTCAGAATCAGATTGAAGATCTACCCTTAGAGAATTGAATACCTCGTCGCTGCTTGCTCGAGTAATTATGTTAGTCATACATAAGTGATTCAAAGTTTCGTGATTATTCCCGATTGTATAAACTATTTCGCCTGAACCTAGTACGTCGATACCGCCAAGTAGAGAATCATTTAGAGTAAAGTATCCTGCGCCTACTGGGAAGTCTGGAAGTATGTTTGGATTTGGTCTAGGTACAAAGACAAACTCCTGAGTAGCCGAATCTATCCAAAACAGCCCTAGCCCTACCTGTATCGCTTCTAGGACTAGCTGCGCTGGTATAACTTGCGTAAGCGTATCTGACGGTATTCTGCCTGCTGCTGGCTTGCTAAGCGAGCTTATGCTAGTGCCGAATTGAGTAGCAATTAGCTCTAATTGCTCTAGTGGGGATACATAACCGTTTTCGTTTGAGCTATCAAAGCTAGCTATTCGAGTGTTCAGAAGCTGCTTCATAGAATCATAAGCAATAACTTGCAGCAAATTCTTTCCGTCTATTGTGTAAGTGCCTCCTATGCTGTCCACTATGCCGCTGTAGATAGTCGTATCGACTTCGCCTTTTACTAGCTTTATTCTTACTGGAACACCTGGGCGAAATGAAGTGTTTTGAGAAGGGTCGTATTCGTAAGTTTGCAAAGTTAGGCGAGCGCCTGCTGGCTGAGGCTGGAAGTAAAGCTGATCTTGTATCTGTCCGCCGTTTTCAATGTTAGCTCTTGCTACTGTGCATGAAAGATCTTGCCAAGTAAAGCTATTAGTGCCACCTCCTTCTAAGACATTTTCGCCCCCTAGCAAACTCTCGTTTATGATAAAAGTGTTGCCGCCTGAGAGGACTCGCGAGCTTCCTAGTGTGCTAACTCCAATAATAAAAGCATTCTCTGAACTGTCCGGGAGAAAAAACTCGACCCTAAGATCCCTAGTTATGTCAAAGTTATCTATCGTAGTCATCGAAGTAGGTTTCTGCTGCCCTGATTCTTAAGGGTCTGATTTATTTCGTTGATAATCTGCTGACCATCTACGTTAGCGCGGTTTATGTTTATAGTGATGGCGTTGCCAAACTGATCAAAGCGACCCCTGCCGCCCTGCGAAATGCTTCCCTGCCTAGCACTCTCTCCGCCGCCTGCTTGCATGTCGGGCGCAAACTTTATTTGGTCTGCTGCTTGAGTTGCTTTATTGCGAGCGCCAAGTAGCTGCTGAATGCCTGCAAGCTTCTGACCGGAGTTGCTCTTATACCGAGCGTCTGGGCCGCCTAGCAGTAGGTCTAACCCCTCGAAAGTTTCTTGAGCAAAGACGCTTAGGAAAGTTAGCGCCTTGATTGCCTGGACTACTCCATCACCTAACCAGTTGAAGATTTGATCTGAGGTTACTTTGCCGGAGGCTATGCCAAAGGTTTGAGCAAATACATCTATCGCATCGCCGATAGCTTTCATTTGTGTTTGCGCTTCGCCTGCCGGGTCAATGATAGAAGCCCAAAAGTCTTGCACTGCCGGGATAACTGTTTCAAGAATAAAGCTTTGAAAGTCTTGCATTATAGGCATAAACTTCTCGCCTATTTCTGCGCGAGTGTTCTCTATCTCTGCCTTTAGTATTCTCTGCTGATTGGCTAGTCCGTCTGAGGTGTTTGCAAAGTCTCCGGTCACGCCTGTAGTTTCTTGCATTAGCAAGCTATAGCGCGCTGTGACCTTTTCTGCCTCGGTCATTTCGCGCGTGCCGTCTGTGATTCCCTTTTCTAGGGCGTGAGCTTCTACTGCTGCGGCGCTTAGGTCTATGCCGTACATTCTTAGCGGTTCTGATTGCCCTGCTAGTCCTGACTGGAATTTAGCTAGTGCATCTCCTACATCTAGATTAAATACTGAGGCGAAGTCCGCTCCGCGCTGTGAAATCTCATCAACAACCTGGACAATGTTTCCGCCTTCTCCTGCGATAGTCCCGGCGAAACTAGAGAACTGTGTAGCAATTCCAAACAACTCCGTTTTAGAAAGTCCTAGCCCTCGAGCTGCATTCTCACCTAACTCTAGAATGCCTGCTGCTGCATCTCCGAAAGATACATCTACCGCGTTAGTTGCCTCTGAGAGATCGCTCGCTGCGTCTATGGCTTTCTTGATTTGGCTAACCGCCAAGACACCTATGCCGATACCAATAGCGGCTGTAACTTTAGCTATGTTTGCGCCTACTTTTGCAAACTTTTTGCCTAGGTCTGCGAAGCTGTCATTAGCGCCTTTAGTAGCCTTAGAGAGATTTTTATACTCTCCCAGTATCTCTACATTTAGCACTAAGCTCATTTTGCTCTCCTATGTACCTCAGTTGCAAAGGCTGAGTATTCTGTCCCTGTGAGCTTTCTATACTCACTAGGGCTAACACCTGTAGCTATGACGAACTCTGCCATTTTCTTAGCATGATCTACAGCTACTTTTTTCCTTTTGGGTCTGTCGCTCCAAGCATTCCTAAAGCTTCCTTTTGGGTAACTGCTTCAGTATCCTCGAATTTGTAATTAGGGTTATCTTGCTTCATCGCTACATAGTAAAGAACTCTGAGCGCCCTGCCCTTAGGCTGACCATCTGCAAAGATTTCGTCTATGCTGCGACCTACTAGCAGCTCTATTTCTTCGACTTGCCCTAGTGTCATTTCGTCGAAATTCATCATCTGTGATTCCTTAGAGTTTCGTTTTAGCGGTTTCTGTTTTGATTAGCTTCTCCATTTGACTGAAGTAGTTTTCATAGATTTCTGTTCTAGTGTAGCCGAGCGCCCTAACAAAGAATGGCTGAGGTCTTATGTGTCTTTTGAACCAGCCCCAGTGAATAGGATTAGCATAAGGAACGCCTGAGCTAGAACTTCTGTTGTTACCTGCCTTAACTGTAATCTTGCCCCTGGCTGTAGCTCCAACTCTTATGCTGTTCCGCAAAGCTCCTGTTCTAACCGGGACTAGTCCGCGCGCCTCATTAGCTACAAGTTCACCGGACTCTTTTCCAGCGTCTTTTATAGCGTCTTTAGGCACTCCAATAGCATCTAAGGCTTTGTTGATCTCCCTTAGATTTTTGACTTTTACGCCCGGTTGAACAGCCATTATTAAGCGGTTACTACCGATACCCCAAAGTACTGATTTGCATCTGCATCGTTAGGAGTAGTAACAACCCTAAGGGTCACCGAGAAGGTTGAAGTCTCGTTAGAGTTTAGGCTTAGCGGAGGAATCTCGTTAAACTTGACCACGCCTGAATAGTGAGGCTGCTCTGTTGAAGCCGCTGCGTTTCCATTAGGAGCGATTGTAAAAGTAGCGGTTGTTCCAAAGTTAGCCCAAAGAACGCGATACAAAGAAGTAGCATCACCTGAGGTAATACCTTCAAGGGCTAATGCCCACTCTCCGCCTACACGCTGCTCACAGAAGGTTTGAACGTCTCCTGGAGCATCTCCAAGGGTTAGCTCTACCATAGTGGCAGCGCAGGCGTACTCAACATCTGCAATAAGAAACTTAATGTTCTCTGCGACAATTCTTGTGTTAGTCATTTCATGACCTTTCTAAATAGTAATTTCTAGCTCGAGTGAGATGTTTGCCGATAGGTATTCAGCGTTATTAGTTTGTAGATTGTAAGGCTCATTTACTCGAATCACTCGAGCGTATCTAGGCATAGCACTTATGACGTTATGAATTGCCTGATCTAGATTTTCTGTAGCTTGCTTATTGGTTGCAGTTGAAGCAATTACAACTAGCTCTAAATTGAGATCGTACTGAGTGCCTAAAGTGCTAGGTGTGAGGTAAGGGCTAGCAGAACTCATGATTACTATCGGCGGCGTTATGCGCTCCGGAACGTAATCTAAAACTCTGATGCCGGCCTCTTCTAGGTCTAGCTTTAGTTCTGCCTTAGAGAGAGTGATTTCGTTTGTCATACTGCAAAACCAACATAAGGCAATAGCAACGGATAGACAGCGCCCATAGGGTCTTTAGCGACTCTGACGGGTGTTCCATCTAAGCTAGCAAATTGCGCCACTCCATTAGGCGCTGAACGCCTGTGAAATAGCTCTGAGGAACAGATAAGCGTTGCCTGTCTGTGTATCTGATCTGGAACAACGGTAATAACGCCGACATAGTTGCCGACCTGAGCAGTTCCAGAATCTAG